ACCACATCACTCTTGATTTATTATTCTGGTATGCAGGGTTTGAGTTCTAATGCAAATGACAGATGAGTACGCTGCTAAATACTTTCATCGTATGGGTTGGCAGTCAGCACAGCTAAGTCATTCATTTAATCCAATGGCAATGCGTGAAGTAATTGCACAAGAACTTGAAGCAGCAAGAGAACGATATTTGGATCTTGCTAAAGATAAAGACTCAGAAGATTATCAATTCTATAATGGCTATTGCAATGCTTTGTTCCTTGCAATTATGATAGCAAGGGGTAAAAATGCACACTGACCCGAAAGAACTACTACTCACTGCACTACGTGCAGGGGACGCAAAGCGTTCACGATCTACGCAAGTACAGATTGGTCCATCAGAGGTAGGTGGCTGTCGCCGTAAGGTGTGGTACCGACTTAACGATCAACCTGAAACTAATGACAATGAGTTAAAACTCGCTGCGATTATGGGTACTGCTATCCACGCAGAGATTGAAAGAGCACTAGCAGATAATCCAGATGTGCTGATTGAAACCGAAGTTGAATACAACGGAATGAAAGCACACATTGACTGTTTCGTACCTAGTACTGGTGATGTGATTGACTGGAAGACAAGCAAGGTCCGGAACCTTGGTTACTTTCCAACCAATCAGCAACGGTGGCAGGTGCAGCTATACGGCTACCTCCTAGCTAAGAACGGCTATGCGGTCAACCGAGTGTCACTGGTAGCAATTGCCAGGGACGGGGACGAAAGAGATGTCAAGGTTCACACCGAAGACTACGAGGAGTCCATTGCACTAGAAGCACTCGGTTGGCTAGCGGCTGTTAAAGAAGCAAAGGAAGCACCAGCACCAGAGAAAGATGCAAGTTACTGTCAACATTACTGCAAGTACTTCGACGCATCAGGTGAGATGGGATGCGTTGGTCTAAAAAAAGAACGTACACCAGTCAGTGATGTACTGATTGAAGATGTAGATGTTGACAAGAACGCACTGTTGTACTTACAGTTAGCAGTACAGATCAAAGAGTTAGAAACACAACAAGATTCTTTGAAGGCATCCTTCGAAGGAGTACTGGGTACTACTAATTCAGGTATCGAAGTCAGTTGGACAACTGTTAAAGGTCGTGAGACAGTTGACAGTACAGAGGTAGAAAAACTATTAGGGTTTGTCCCTAAGAAGGTAGGAGCTGAGAGTCAGCGACTATCCGTAAAGCAAAGTGGAGGAAAGTAAATGGCTACAGAAGGAACAAAGTTCCAGATTAACTACAAGTTAAATGATGGAACACTCATCAACTTGTACGCAGCAACAGTTACAGAATTAGAATCAGGTCTTGCAGATCTTGCAATGAACGCAATGAATATCCGTGCAACAGGACTAGAACTATCAGGTGGTCAAGCACCAGCACCAACACCAACAGTTGCAGCAATAGCACAGCAGTTCAACACACCAGCTCCAACATCAATAGCACCACCAACAGGTAGCGGTAACATCTGTCGTCACGGTGCAATGACACTACGTTCAGGTGTAGGGCAAAAGGGTCCGTGGTCAGGTTATATGTGTGCAGCACCCAAGGGTGCGCCAGATAAGTGCGACACCATCTGGGTTCGATAACCAATGCGGGAGCCAAGTAAATACGAAGCTCCTAGTTGTGAAAGTATTGGTGGAGACTTCTGGTTTCCAGACACTAAGATTGATGTTAATGCAGTCGAAGATACTAAGTACGCAGTAAGTATCTGTAACAGGTGTCCCCATCAAAGAGAATGTGCAGAGTGGGGAATCAAGAAAGAATACTTTGGTATCTGGGGTGGTCTTACTTTAAGAGAACGCCAGAAGATCAGAGATCAACGAGGCATTATATTGAATCAGGAGGACGACGTTGCTTAATCTTTCCCGCGCTTGGAGTGGTGTGCTTACCAAAGCAACACCGCTACCTGATGTGTGGAATGGGTTAGCAGTAGAAGGTATTAAGTTTCGCAGAGGCCAGGTATGTATGGTAGCTGCTGCACCTAATGCTGGTAAGTCTATGTTCTCACTGATCTATGCAATCAAAGCCAAGGTTCCTACACTTTTCTTCTCCGCAGATACTGATACCACTACTGTAATGATGAGGTCTGTATCGCATTTGTCTGGTCACTCACAAGTGACAGTAGAGGCAAACCTTTCTAACGATAGTAAGTATTACAATGCACACTTAGACAAACTTTCACACATCAAGTGGGTCTTTGATTCATCTCCAAACATTGACGACTTGGAGTTAGAGATCAGGGCCTACGTTGAACTCTATGGACAGCCACCTGAGTTGATAGTCATTGATAACCTAATGAACATCACCGCTGAGACGGACAACGAATGGGCAGGACTAAGAGCAATTATGATGGAGCTTCACGATATGGCACGCAAGACTGAGGCCTGTGTGATGGTGCTCCACCACGTATCAGAACAGTCAGAGTATGGGTCACCTAGTAACCCGCCTCATCGCAGAGCAATTCACGGAAAGGTCAGTCAGTTACCTGCACTGATACTTACACTGGGCTATGACCCAGGACAAGGAATACTTAAGGTAGCACCGGTAAAGAATCGCTTTGGTAAACATACTGCAGACGGCAGTGTATTTGCACAGCTACTGGTAAACTACGCAGCAGTACAGATCTCAGATCAAAATGAGTTCGGTTGGATGTTAAGAAAAGATACGATTGCAGGATACCAAGGAGGGTATAATGTCTGAACAACAGTTATCAAATAAGTACCGAGACAATCTTAAGGTAGATGGGCTGCGTGCTGAACTTGATGCCATCAAGGTAGACCTAACCAACTTCGTTGGTGCGCTACTGCAATCTGGTGTTGTCGAGTTAGTTAAAGATGAAGAAGGCAACATCATCTATAAGATCAACAAGGTTGTATTGGTAGATGAGTCAGTACAACAAGACTAAAGGTTCTCAGTTCGAGACAGATGTAATGAAGTGGCTACGCAAAAGCGGAGTGCTTGCAGAACGTCTGACTAAAGCTGGGGCAAAGGATGAGGGCGACATCGTAACTGTTATCGCGGGAGAAACTTACATCCTTGAACTCAAGAACAGGGCAACCCTTTCCTTGCCTGAGTTCTGGAGAGAAGCACAAGTTGAGGCGCTTAACTATGCTAAGGCTAGAGGTCTTGGGGAAGTCCCTCTTTCTTATGTAATAGTTAAGCGTCGCAACGCATCAATAGATCAGGCTTGGGTAATCCAAGACCTGACGCAGTGGCTGAAGGAGAAGCAATGACTCAAGCCGAAAGAGAACGCGAAGAGTTCGATAGATTTAGAGACAACAGGGATATAGATTACTGGCAAGAAGGAATCTTTTATTCTTTATGGCAGATCAATCAATCGTTGGAAAAACTAATACGAGTAATGGATAAGAAGGAGAAGAAATAATGCCAGTACCAGGTGGAGAAATTACAACAACAGAACTATGGAGCAACCCAGATGGCGTCAGTAATCAAGTCACTGAAGAAACACAGGAAGACAACACAGCGGGGCAAGCCGATGCCACAGAGCAAGAGGTGGTCGAAGGTGGAAGTGAGACAGAAGAGTGATATGTCAGAACTGCCTGAGAGCAGGGTCGGAGAACAGAGCTAATCATTTCAAGCGCGCCACTGCGTGGCACGGCAAGTGTGATTTTAAGGGGTGTGTATGCCAGCACAAGACTGGTCCAGGGTACGTAAAGCGGGACGGTACAAAGGTGCCGTTGATGCAAACTCAATCCCCATAGCAGCAATTGTTTCGCACTTCGGAGGTGAAGTACGTGAAGGCAAGAGTGCTTCGGTTCGTTGCTGTTTACATAGTGACAGTAGACGTTCAGCAGTTATCAATACTTATGACAATTTATATTTCTGCCATACCTGCGGTAAGGGTGGCAACGCAGCTAACTTAGTGTGCATACTAGAGAACTTGGAGTTTAACGATGGCCTCAAACGTGCAGTCGAAATTGCTGCTGGAAGCGGCGCAGCAATACGCACAGGCAATAAGTCCAGAGGCTCTAGCCGTACTAGAAGGACGTGGGATCTCTGAAGAGACTGCGGGACTGTTTCAGTTAGGGACTATTACTAACCCCATCAATGGTCACGAGATGTATGAAGGGTGGCTATCTATCCCATACATCACCGCCTCCGGTGGTTGTGTTGGCTTTAAGTTTAGAAGATTAGATGATGCCAAGCCTAAGTATGGTTCACCTACTGGGCAGAAGGCACACCTGTATAATGTATGTGACATCACTGTTGACTCACCTTACATCGTTGTATGTGAAGGTGAACTAGATGCGATAGTTACTAGCGGTGAGCTTGGTATTCCTGCCGTGGGTGTACCTGGAGTAGCTGCTTGGAAGCCACACTTTCCAAAACTATTTGCGGGGTATGAAACTATCTTTGTTGTTGGTGACAATGACATCAAAGAGGATGGGTCTAACCCAGGTGCTGAGTTTGCTAAGCGCGTGGCTAACGAGGTAATGAACTCACAGATCGTTACACTACCACCAGGTATGGACATCAATGATTACTACTTGGCTAATGGAATTGATGCTACGAGGAAGTTACTGATAGGGGAGTCGAATGTATGATGATGACAAGAAGCGAGTGGGACACGATGCTACAGACTTTGCAGCATTTGGGCTTCCAGATCCTTTCCGTGGATACGCAAAGCGAAGTGCTAACAATACGCCCGATACCAACACGTTCGTAGTTGATGTCTGGGCTACCTTAGATGCAGCAGGTAACCTGCTTATCAAAAAGCACAAGGACTACGGCCCAACTAACATTAGTCTATCTCCAGGTGGACCGCTCAATGGTTTGCGTGTGCGTATGCACGACAAGACTGCACGCATCAACCACTTGATTGATAGTGGTGCAACACCAGAGAACGAGTCATTGCGAGATAGCTTCATTGATCTACTGAACTATAGTGCTATCGCACTGATGGTACTAGATGGTAAGTGGCCACGTGAGTGAGGGATTCTACAAAACTGATACCTTCAAAACCTCCAACGATGATACGTGGACTACACCACGAGCTTTCTTCAACAGATACAACGACACGTTTCATTTTTCTTTGGACGCAGCAGCATTGCAGTCATCCACTTTGGTTCCCGATAATTGGTACGGCCCAGACCATCCTGTTCCAGCGCGTCAGGACGCATTTCATAATGACTGGGCTAGCGATAGTAACGGTGAAGCCGTGTGGCTTAACCCACCATACGGAAGGACAATCAAAGATTGGGTTGCTAAAGCAGAAGCTGAGAGCAAGAAAGGTTGCACCGTGGTACTACTGGTTCCCTCCAGAACTGACACTTCCTGGTGGCACGAACATTGTATTGCGTATGAAATCGAATTCATTAGAGGTCGTCTCAAGTTTGGGAACCAACTTAATTCCGCTCCGTTCCCATCGGCAGTCGTGGTGATGCGATGACTGAACTACACCCAGTAATCTATGACCTAGTACCTAGCGTTGCTAACACTATCTATCGCAGGTATAACAAGCATCTTGAAAAGGATGACATCAAGCAAGAGTTGATGGCGTGGGCTATGACTAGGGTTGAAGATCATACAGTTGATTTAATGGAACCTATCGAAGAGCGACGCAGACATAACGAACAGCGCATTGCTTGGCAGATGAAGCGTGCAGGAGAACGCTACGCACGCAAGGAGAAGGCTGCTAAGTCTGGATACCAAACTAATGATGAAGCCTACTACGAGTCAGCTACGCTTGGTCAGTTGCTACCCTTTGTTATTGCATCCATCATAGATGGCACAGTATTAGAGCAAGCACAAGAGATGATTAACGATGGGCAACCTAAAGGTTCATCCTCTCCGGCAGAAGGTGGCAACCTACTTGCTAACCTCATTGACATCAAGAAAGGTTTTCTTAAACTAGACCAAGAGGACCAGGCTATCTTGCGTATGCGCCATCACGAGAGCTTCACCCTGCAACA